CCTGATTTGGACCGGCGTAGCCTCCTGCCCACTGGAATGCAACCAGATCACCCGGTTGGAGTTGATTGTAAGAGCCTACACGTACACCGGTCGTGGCCTGTGCTCGTGCCTGTCGGGGCATAGTTATCCCCATTTGTGCATAGACCTGTTGCACAAGACCTGAGCAGTCCACACCAGACTTGAGTGAGTTTCCACCCCACACATATGGTATGTTGAGCACTTGCTTACTGATCGACAGGGCTTGTGCTCTAGCAGCAGTAGTAGGAACACCTGAGAAAGACTGAGCCGAACCTATCTGAGCCTGTCTTAATCCAGTAGCACTACCTGTGTTAGCTGCAAATTGTTGCTGTGGTGGCACAGATGTAGGTAAGAACTTACTGTAAGCACCTGTATTGTAAACAGTCCAGGCAGCTAAGCCCTGAGACTGGTAGATTTTATACGCAGCCTGAGCACTCTGTAATGGGTCACTAGGGTTACTCGGATACCATGAGTTCCCAGCATGTATAGAGTTGATCTGAAATAGGCCCCGATCAACACTGCCATTCTTGTTCTTGTCATTGACAGCAGTAGGGTTCCACCCTGATTCGGCTTTAGCTATAGCCATCATAGTAGGAACCATTGACTCAGAGAAGCCTGCTGCTCTGATTACGTTGGCTACACCCTGAGCCCCACCAGCACCCCACATAGATGTAGAGTCACCGCCATAGGCACCACCCGATAGCTGGCCGAACCCTGGAGCACCAGACATCCAGTCGTTCATGCTCTGGACAGAGGCATCCATAGCAGCCTGACGGTTAGCTTCCCACGCTGCTGCCTGTTTAGCTGCTTCTCTGTCTTTGTTCTGCTGATCTACAGACATTGCAGCCTGGTTAGCCTGCACGCTGGATTGCTTAATCATCTGGATAGAGTCGTTGTACGACTGGTATCCCTGATTAGCCTGCGGTGTAGTTATGTTAGTGGCACGCTGCTGCTCAGCCTCAGTTTGTACCCTGGTGTCATTAGCCTGATCCCACTTGAGCTTATCCTGATTGGGGTCTCTCAGGAGGGGTGCGGTCATTCAGTCAGGCCCCCTGTGGTTACACCAGGCAGTCCTATCTTGTCCTTACCTGCTTGGATGCGTTTCTTATTGATGATGTTCGGGTCCTTAGCCTCCTGGTAAGCCTGGTTCTGACCACGTGCGATGTTGTAGAAGCTCTGACGTTCGGTGTTCTGGTAGTTCAAGCCGAGCATGAAGTTCAACAGGTTCTGGTTAGCCAGGAAATCCTTCTCACCTGAAGCCTTAACACGCTGCCAGTCGAGACCCTGACCAGATGCCAGCGATCCTATGCTGCCAGTAGTAGATAGCCCAGTGATGTTAGAGAACTGGTTGGCAAACGGTATAGCCTGATCCAACCACTCACCCTTGTCTGGGATGAAGTGGTCAGGCTCCATCGGATGTGAGCCCTGGATCAGACCCCACGGCTTGGAGATGATGGGGTTTAGCATGTCAGCGATATGTGGTCCGACCTTGCCATTGAATATCTGACCAGCCGCTTCGACAGGGGAGCCGAAGTCGAACACACCTCCACCGCCACCATCGAGCCCCATAGGTCCAGTCAGGTTGTTACGGATGAAATCAGGGTACAGTGAGCCTGTGGGGAATGGGTCTTGCATACTATGTGGGTCCATACCCAGTGCCACCTGAAGGTTATAGGCAGCCTTAGGAACCTCCAGTGTCCTGGCAGGATGGGTCAGTGTGCTCATAAACAGGGTAGGCATGGCCTGTTTGAACCAGTTGTAGAACGGTATGATCCTGCGCATGTACTTCTTCTCGAATGCAGTGAGTCCCTTCACGTCAGGATGGAACTTCTGCACCCTGTGAGTCAATCCTGTGAACATCTCTTCGACGGTATCGTACTGAGAGGCCACCTTTTTCTTGCCCATGAGGCCCAGTAGATGAGCCAGCCTGGTGTTATCAGACGATGCCTCTGTTACTTTACCCGCAGCCCTGACGATAACGTTTTTGTTCACTGCGTTAGCAGCCCGGGTGAGACCCTTAGCACCTGTGGTTTCCAGGATGTCCTCTGCTGCCTTGTAGTTCAGCAGCAATCCAGAACGGTGAGCGTACCAGTATACCTGATTGTTCGTCAGTGATACCGTCTTGCCGTTCTTCAGTGTGACAGTGATAGCCTTCCCCTTAGGAGTAGGCACGGTGTCACCCAGTAGTTCATTGAGTTTCTTGAAGTCACCCTTGAAATCACCAGCAGCCATCTGCACAGCAGCGGCTTTCTTATACCAGATAGGACTCTTCACACCGTCCATAGAGTTCATAATCACGTCACCAACACCATTTCTGATCTGGTGACCTGGCCTAATCACAGTGGTACTGGTCTTGTACATGGCTAGATACGGGTCCAGCCACTCCTTGATGAGCCTGTTAGTGAAGCCAGTGTCCTTGTCAATCTCTCGTGAGTACCTAGCGATCCACTCAGCCTGCTCACGGTTGTAGTATAGATCAGTGTCGATCACGTGTGAAAGATCAGCAGTGCCCTGAGTGCGTGCAATCTTGACATCATTCGCACCCTTAGCTGCATGGCCGAACTCTTTAACGAAGTACCTACCGACAGAAGCACGAGCAGCAAGCTCCATCTGAGTGTGCTGCATGTTGAGAAGGAACTTAACAGGGTCCTCAATGCCTGTCCATTCCCGCCACTGCTCTGGTACTTCAAGGGCATTGTCCTTAGCGCGGAAGCTATACGTGATACCATGACGGTGCATCACCTGATTGATAGTCTCAGGACTCAGATTGGCTCTGAACATCAGGGTATCACCCCATGAGTTCACACCTTTACTGTGCGACAGGACGTTCTCGAACATGCTCTCCAGTGCGTCATGTGCGGCAGCCTGCTCTACTGTCAAGCCAGCCTTCCCTGTCGAGTTCCTGAGCGCCTCAAACGCTACCTGTAGGTCAGGCAACTGGTGTGCCTTGGCTACTTGACCGGCCAGCTTAGCGTAGTCCTCTGCTACTGCACCAAAGTGTGAGAACGCAGCGCGGCCTACAGCCCATACCATACCCATCTTGTAGCCGCCAGCGATCTTAGATGCAATGCCATCGTACATCCTGCGCCACAATGTATCAGCAGTGACGCCTGCTAGTTCATTGATAGTGTCCACACCGGCAGCATTAGCAGTGGCATGAATCTGGTTAATCTGCGTAGTAGCATTACCCTGTGCTGCCTGCTGACGCTGCTTAGCGTTGTGCTGCTGCTGTGGCTGTACGTTGAGTTCCCGGCCCTGAGTATCAGTACCAGGAGATTGCTTACCTGTGTTCCACTCTGCTGAATTGGCCTGCTGCTTACCGATGTCTTGGATGTGCTTAGCGTCAGCAATGTCCGCAGCATTCACACCTTGTAGATGGTCAGCCGCACGAGCCTGACCCACGAGGACAGCACGCGGACCACCACCAAGAGCGTCTACTGTCGTCTTAACATCCCTGTCTAGGTTAGCCAGTACCTCAGCCTTACCACCGATACCTACTCTCGTGCTCTTCATCGCCTCGTTAGCTTTATTCGCTACATGCTGAGCCGCTTTGTTACCAATACCAGCTTCACGTGTCTTGAGACCGATTTCATTCTCTACTGATCTGGCCTTAAGTGCATCACGCTCATCCCAAAACGCCTTAGCAAACTTCGATGCAGTGCCGTCTGAGATAACACTCCTGGTGCCGTTAGCTTCATGGATGGCCTGCGCTATAGCAGCACGCCCAGCATTACCAGAAGTCATACCGGCATCAGCAAGCTCAATGGCTTTCACAGTAGCAGCCATCTGAGAGCTAATCGGGATACCACCAGTGACGAACTTACCCTCACCTACGGCACCCTGCACAGTATTGGGCTTCAAGCTGAACTGCATGGCTCTGGTCTTAACCGGACCCATCACTTCGTACATATCAATGGCGTGCATAGCATACACAGCATCACCATGTGACATCTCAGGATACCTGCCTACGGCAATGGCATCATCCCTGGCCTGTCGGAGACTGGTCATCACATGTTCGATCTTAGCTGCCCGAGCAGCCTCTCCTGACATGCCTCTATGTACAGCTATGGCATCATCCATAGCATCTTTTACCTGACCCCACTGATCAGAAGTTTTGAGGACATCAGGAGCATTGGCCGGTCGTGGCCTGTATGCTACGTCAGTGGGGACAGCACCATTGGTAGCAGCAGTCGCAGAGGGGCTGAGTTCAGCACCAGTCTGATGTGCTGTATCATTGACGTGCTTCTCTGCGACAGAGCTAGGTGAAACTCCAGCATCTACAGCAGCCCTGTCGATTTCACCAGCACCGGTAGTGTTAGGCATGGACACCTGAGGTGTATCAGTATCCTTACCGAACATCTGCTCACGGACTATACGCCAATCCTCACCTGACTTTTGTGCAGCGTTCTGGGCAGCGAGGTCCATCGCCTCACTGTCGGAAGCATCCAGATCGTTAGCGTAGTCTTTTATGTCCTCACGAGCTTGAGCCTGCTCAGGAGTGATAGTGCCGTGCTTGCCGACAGGGGTAGGATTAGTAATGTCAGGAGTGGGCTCAACAGGAGGCTTAGCAGTACCGCGCTTAGGAGTGACAGCCTGCCGGTTAGAGCCAAACATCTTGGCCCGCACGAGGTCAACAGGTTGCCTGATCTTAGCAGCCTGTGTCGCTGCCAATGTGTCCATGATTTCTTCAGGGTCTTGACCTGTCTCTCTAGCCCTGGCGTTGACGACTTCATGTGCCTTCTGCTGATCGTCACTGAGCTTGGTGTACTTGTACAGCAGTCGGTCTACTTCTTCCTTAGTCTTACCCTCACGCTCAGTTATCACCATCTTATTATGAGCTTCTATCCAATTACCACCAAGCTCATGTCCCCGCATATATGGATTTTCCGGGTTCAGATCATGCTCAGCGATCCTCGTAACCTTGGCAGCCGGTTGCTTAAAGCCAGTCTTTACAGGACCGAACAGTAATCTTTCAGTGTCAGCCCAAGCCTTCTCATCCTTCAGGACGTCCTTGACATAGACTCTGTTGCCTGAGCCATCAGCATAGGAGTAGGTGTCCTCAAGGTACTTGAACCGAGCATCTATCATAGCCTGCTCTACTGAGATACCTTTAGCTTTAGCTGTCGCTTCTACTGCCCGCTTGTTTTTAAGCTGACCCTCAGTGAACTGACCATACGGTGTATCTACGATCTTAGGTGCAGCAGGCTTGTAATCCAGGGGTGCAAGAGTACCCTTGTTCGCTGAAAGCCTTGCACCTGCCTTCTGGATAGCCTTATCAGGAGGATCACCATTATAGGTCTTACGAGTGTACCGCTTTACCGCTTCATTGAATGTGATAGGCTCCAGCTTGTTAGGCTCTCTGCCCTCTTTCTCAGCAAGTGCAGCTTCCTTCTCAGTACGCCTCTTTAGATCATTCGCAATGTAGTCATCGACAAGTTTTCTGGATTCATCAACAGAGACTTCACGTGTCATACCCGCAACAGATGTAGGAACAGGGTGCAGTACAATAGGGGTAGCAGCAACGTGCTCAGCTACCGCATCATTGATAGCTGCGCTGTCTTGAGCTTTCTTCCGCTTGGCTATCTCAGGGACTAGTTCAGGTGTAGGCTCAGTTACCTTGACATCAGCAGGTGATGGGGCTTCGTAAGGCTTGCCAGTGGTTATGTCTATCTGACCAGCAGCCGCACGTAGAGCATCTTCCCTATCTGCATTAGCCATACCCTGTGCGGTGACATCATCGTAGCCTTCAGCTACATAGTCCTCCATTGTCTTAAGCTCAGGACGTGGCGGTGTAGCTGGGCCGACAGGAGGCATACCAGAGCCCGGAGTACCTGGGCGAGGGGGTACACCTGTACCTCCAGGGCCAGGCTTAGGTGCAGGGCCACCTGTCGGAACACGTCCGGGGCCGGGACCGGGGACGCCAGTTGGCCTAGGAGGCGTTACGTTCGGGCCGGGGACAACACCCGGTTGGGGAGCCCCAGTACCTCCTGGGGCAAATGGCGGCGTCGTGGTTGCGCCTGTAAGGGCCGATCCGGTCGGGGGTGGGGTGGTTGGACCTCCCCCACCGCCAGGATGAGGACCGGTCGGGGCCGGTCCAGCGCCACCTGAAGGTGCAGGTCCAGCACCAGGAGTATGTGCAGCGATAGCGTCAGCAGCAGTAGGAGCGTTAGGTATGTTGTGACCCAGTGCCCTATCAACCTGAGTCTCATTCTTAGCGAGGAACTTCCCTACCTTACCTACGCCTCTACCCAAGAATCCCAACGGGATAACATTCAGGGGATCAAGAATAATATCCCCAGCGAGGCCACCTACACCCTTAACCCAATCAGGGATTTCAACGTTCGGGTCCTCGTCGTCAGCCTTCTGTAGGACATCCCTATAGGTGGTCTTGTCGATACCCGACAGGCCAGCCCACAGTGATTCAAGTGGGTTGTCAGTGTTGGGGTCCTTATCTATGGTGTCCTTGACGAGATTAGCCGTTGAGTACAGTGGCCGGGATAGGACATCCAGTACCCTACTGATGATGCCAGGATCAGCCTCACGCTCAGCTACTCCAATAGGTGAACCCACACCATTTGCAGGATCGTAGAACTTACCCCGACCACGAGGCTGAGGACCATAACCACCACCTGTACCGGGCGCGGGTCCAGCCTGAGCCGTAGCAATCCTACGAATCAGTTCATTCAGAGCATCATAGCTCTGCTGGTCAGCCATTGCTCAGTGCCCAGGCAGCATAAGACTTAGCCATCTGGTTAACAGTAGATGGATCATATCCCTGCAAGGCACCCATCTTAGCAAGTTCATTGGAGAATCTCTCAGCGCGAGCCTGGATAGATTCATCAGCATTCACATTGTCGGGATTATTGATCCAGTCCTGGTAAGCAGATTGGATACTTGCATAGGCATCCGACGCAGATTGCTTGTCCAAGCCGTCACGTACTGCGATACCGATGGTCTGACTCGGGCCAGGGTAGTCAGCCATATTGAATGTACTACCAGCCTTAGCAGCATTAGCCATCTGAGCCTGCACTGAATCATAAATCTTACCGTACACAGCGAACTGGTTACCCCAGTTCTGCTGGTTCTCAGCTTCACGTGTGTCGTGACGACCCTTGGCACGGTCATACGCACCAACCTTGGCACCGTAGTTGGCCTGCTGCACACCAAACTCATTGCCCTGGTTAGCAATCTGGCCCTGCAAGTCCCTGTCGGCTAACTTCTGTGCTAGGTCCACAGTCATGCGGCCCTGTTCACCCTGAGCATTGGCCTTGTTCAAGTCAATGTTAGCCAAGATGTTACCAAGGTTCTGATCGTTCTCCTGATGTGCTACAAGACCCTGATGCTGCATGATGTTACCGTACTGAGCAGCATTAGTACCCGCAGCCTGCTTATCTGAGGCGATACCGCTCTGTTCCTGTGCTGTCGCTTCTCTGATCTGCTGCTGCTCAGCAGCACCCTGATCTACACCCTGCTGAAGGTTAGGCATGATGGCCTGATCCATACCTACAGCCTTCAGTGTCTGAGCCAGGCCAGCATTAGCAGATTGTGTGCTCTCCTGTACGTCAGATATACGTTGCTGACCTTGTTCCTGAGCCCTACCTGTGGCTTCATCATGCTGGTTAGCTACATCTGCCGCCTTAGTTGCTATATCTTTGACGAACTGTGAGTACATACCATCTAGTTGCTGGTTGCTGACGTTGCCCTGCTGCTTGGCATTTGTGATTGCCATGTCGAATCCGGCCAGATACGGCGCGAAAGCATCCATCGCAATCTTCTTAGCTGGCTCTGTAAAGTCCCGCATCTCGACAGGGGTGCTCTGGAAATTAAATGCACCAGGGTCATCGGGCATACCATACGGATTCCCAGGGTACTTGAGGATGTCAGTAAGGATCGAGTTAGGATCATACGGTGTGTTCGAGCCCGCACCTAAAGAGGGACTGAATACACTTCCACCAGCACCAGCACCGTAGTTACTAGGCGTGAAACCACCTGCTGGCCTAACACCAGTACTGGTTGTAGTATTAGTCTGCTTTCCATACACAGGAGGCTTAGTACCTGTACCTAGTACTGGAGCAGAGCCCGGTACGTTAGCACTAATAGTACCCCTACCTGGCACATTAACACTTCTACCAGGCACTGGTACTTGAGAAGATGGAGCACTTGCTCTAGGACTTCCTAGATTTATCTCATCAGGATTAAGAGAACCTGCCTTACTTCGCACAGCACCTAATACCATACCTATGCGTTGCTTAAGTACAGCCGTACTCTTACCCTGTTCATACTGATTGATGGCATTGTCACCAAAACCTGCTGTATGAAGGGCGTCTCTTTCTTGCTTAGTAAGGGCCATGACGCTCCTACCTCGTTATCGTAGTAGCGCCGGTGCCCTGCGGAATCCTCGACGGATCAAGGCCATACTTAGCTGCGATCCGGTTCACTGCATCTCGTAGGGCGTTCCTGTCGGCAACACTCTGTTGGCCCTGGAAAGCCTGAAGTGCTCTATTCTGTGTGGTGACATCTTCTGACTGGCCTTGGTTCAGTGAATCTAGTCTGTTCTGGAAGTCACGTGCGATCTGACCCTGAGCCTGACCAAAGTACCCTGAGGTCAACGCGCCACGTCCAGCGAAGTCATCAATGTTCAGCGCGAGAGCATCACCATAGGCACTGTTTGACCTGTCCAGGTCCCATGCCTCGTCACCTGTCGCACCAGGAGCCACCTGAAGTGCCTTGTTATTACCCTGAAGCGGCTTGAATCCTAGCCGGGACTTAGCATCCTTCCACTGACGGTCATACTGTGCGCGAGCATCACTCTGCGCGCCCTTGAACTGCGTCATGGTAGTAGCTAAGTCATTGATGGTCTGGTTGTATAGATCATCAGCCTTAGCGTCAGGTACTTCAATGGTCTCAGGTACAGGGGGAGCCGCAGCCATCGCAGCGAAACCACCACCACCACCCCCGCCACCAGCACCACCACCTGCTCCACCACCAGCACCACCGCCAGCACCCCCACCTCCTGCACCGCCACCACCACCACCAGTATTAGCTCTATCGCCACCTACTGTTGAACCAGCTTTTACAGGTGTATTCCCAAACTGAGCATACGGTCGTGGAGCCACATACTTAGTAAGTGGGGATGGAGCAGGTGTGCCTTTCCTATTGGGTTGTTTTGCACCTGGAGCTAATGGAGTCCGCGCAGCATTGATAGCAATAGCAGCAGGAGTAGCAGCAGGGGGCGCGGGAGCCACATAACCCACACGTGTAGGAGCCTTACCACCAGCGAAGTCTGCGTTTCTTACGACAGGCATAGCTACCGCCTAAGGAATAGAACGCCTGCCGTCACACAGACGACAACGAGTATGATGATGAGTAGGATCATGGTAGTGTCCATGTCACACCGCCCTGTTTCCGGTACGACCTGTCGGCCTTTGGTATGAGACAGGCTTAGCGTACTTCTTGTTGTTTTCCTCGTTCAGCTTCCGATTGTATTCATCCATTTCAGGATGCTTATTCAAGAACCTTTGATTTGCAAGGTCTTGCGGAATCGTCTTTCTATACCTGGGCATATTCTCAGAACCCTTACCTGAGTAGGTAGGATTGCCGATCTTATCTTGTGCTGCTCTAGTACCTTCTTGGATATAGGTATCTCCATAATGAGAACGATCGCTCTCACTCTTTTGAGTATATCTAGGAATAGCCGTAGGCGTCTTATGAGGACGTGCAGTAGGTGTCCGTTGCCAAGGCGTCAAATCCTCTGGTACAGCAGGCTTAGGGCGACGTGGTGTAGTCCTACCACCACCGGCCCTACGCACCTGAGCCTGAGCTACATCACGTGAAGTGATCTGACCGTTCTTATCTAGTGGCATTACTGCCTGCCTCTCAGGTAGTATGGGTTCATGTATTCACCATTCTGAGCGGCCTGTAACCTGCCCAGTACAGCAGCCTTACGGACGTTCTGCTCCTGGTCACGTTGACCGTAACCCTGCATACCCTCAGCACCAATAGGACCCTGAGTCGCCGCTGCACGTCCCGACAGGCCATACTTCTTCCTGCCTGCTGCATAGGCATTGAAGCCACCACCGGCCTGGTCGATCCCATACATGGCCTGACTAAGAGGTTTCACGGACGACACCCTGTTTCTTCTTCATAAATACAGTTAAATCATAGACTCTTAGGGTGGCATCAGCAATACCCCCATTGGTCACCACATCAAATGACAGTGTGAAGTACACCTGTCGGAATCTCACTTTTCTGAGTAGCTTGATGTACTTACGAGCGTACCTACCAAGGGTTGGCAGCACAGTGTCAGCCACTGTGATAGGAGTGTTACTAGCCCATGCCCGTCCTGCTGCCTGAGCCGCAGCCCATGTACCGTACAGGTTCAGTGCTTCCTGATAGGTCATGTTCTTGTTAGCATTGGGAATCACCATGTTAGCAACGAGCCTACCTGACGTTGCTACTGCGATTCCCCACATGAAGATGACCTTATAGGACTGCGGCATGTCAAAGTCATAAGTCTTAGTAGTGATCCGGCCCTGGAAGAACTCGATACCAGTGGGCGTATCAAGAGCCGTAGCGGTCGTTTGGCGCACGTCTTGAAAGGCATAGGCAGCGAACGGGTTCACAGTAGAAGCTGATGCTGCGTAGGCTGTGTCTAAGCCCACTGTGGCTGACGGTATGACCACCACCTTACTGAACTTACGAGTTGATTCCCACGATGACCAGAGCTTCACCTTCAGGGAATAGACATACAGGTTCTTGTAGTACCGCACAAACAACCTATCACGGTGCAGCGTGAGTCCGTACTGGTCTTTCACATACAGGTCCAGGTCGGTGACCTGCTCCATGTTCACACTCAGCGAGATGCGCGTGTATGTGTACTGGAATAACTCGTAGATAGCATTGTCGTGCATCACATAACCGGTGTTGTTATTGTAGATAACCACACAGTTTACAGCTGGTACGCCAATGTTACTGTCTACCTCATCGAGAGTATACTTCCTAACGTCGTTAGCATAGTTGTACTTGAAGGTACTGTGCTCCTTGAAGAGCACTAAGTCACTACCCAGCCGCCTGACATCGACCAGTTTTTGCCCGTTACCAGCGGCCACATCTATGATATTGACTACCTGTTCCCAGGGCTGGGTGGGATCGACAGGGGCTGCGCTGATGTACAGCCTCGAAGCAGTGTTACCTACTGTGTTGATGCCCGATGCGATGTACAGCCTGTCCTTGTAGAGCGCGATGCCCTCACCCTTAGGCATGGTAGCCCAGTTTGTGTAACTGACAGTAGTTGTCGTAGGAACGTCGAAGTAACCACCAGTAGTTGGGCTATCTGGTGAGGCTACAATCCATAGACGGTTAGCGTACTGGACACAGCACACTGACTTTACAGTAGCCTGCGTAGCTTCAACAAGCCCTGTCGCAGTGTTGATGAGTACCACTTTGCCAGTAACAGGTAGGTAAGCACAAATGAACTTGCGGCCATCAGTAGGAAGATAAGTACCAATGAACGACCACCCGTTCATAGAGGCAGTAGCGTTAGTGTTGAACAGGTTAATCTGAGGACGGTTCACTAGGGACCCGTCAGTATCTACCTCCATGTTCACTAGCTCATAGAGTTCCTCGTTGTCGATGAACTCACCTGAGCCTGAGGCATTGTGCAGCCCACCAATGAACGGACCTAGCTTAGTGGCCCGTTCAGTGCTGGGAGCCTGCTGAGTAGGAGCAGTCATGCGTCACCACTCATACTCAGAGTCGCGGGCCACGAAGTAAGAGCCGATCATGCTGGTAGTAGCGTTGTTCAGTTCCACTAGGTTGGACTCGAAGTTCTGACGCTGAGCCTGATGTGCGGGCCAGTCCTCATCTAGCTCGTAAGCCTTGCTGCATACATATTCACACACCCTGTCGAAGAACCTATTGGGCAAGCCCAGCAGGTCAGCAGGAGAACTCACTGTCACAGGCATCTTGCTGTAGTTCACAGTGATAAGGCTCACCGTGTCGGGGATCGGCCACAGGTAAATCTGCTCAGCCCAGGTGTACCAGTAATCAGGACTGCCTTGCTGAGTAGCGTTAGCCGAGCCGAGTTCCTCACGGATACCCTCGAAGTTGCGAGGCTCTAGGATCACACCGTTATACATGATGCTTTCGATCTGAATTAAGTCAGGTGGTATAGCGTAGGTCTGCTGACCCTTCACTGAGTTCTGTGTAGCCGTAGCCTGGATGACAGGGTTCTTGCTGACTATCTCTACGCACGCCTGATTAGTCCAGCGTGTGATGTCAGAATCAGTGATTTGAACCCCGGACTCATCACCAAACTGACGCTTGGTATAGGTGATGACATCGCCCAGTGTCTTGGTAGCAGTCCCGAGAGGCATGTCAGTTCCGCCACTTTCTGCTGTCATGCTTGAACGTGTGCAACGGTGACTTAATCAGCGACAGGAACATATCCAGCTTCTCGTCATACTTCTCCTGGATACGCTTTTCTTCTAGGAGCTTCTCAGCGTCCCGGCGAGCTTCCATCCTGTCGAAGATTTCTTTAGGGTGGTGCTTCCTGAAGTCATTCTCGAATAGGTGCTCGATGAGCCGTTCATCTACCTGATCCTCACGCCAGAACGAGATAAATTGTGTCTGACCATCGGGATGGAAATGCACAATGGCAAATGGCTTATCGTCGGCATCTACCCTATCCTGAGGGTCAATCCACACCAGCCTCAATTCAGGGTCATACTCAGCAATGACCTCACCAATACGCCTATGTGTCTCATTGATGAACCGACCACTGCCTTCATCATAACGGTAGTTGTCACCCAACAGGGGATTCACTGTCATGGGAACATCAACGCCCTTTGGTCATCAACCGACAGGCCGGTCTTGCCTGTCAGTGCTATCAAGTTAACCAGTGTCTTGTCATTCATGGAGATAGTAGATGCAGGTCCCCACCATGCGTACTCAAGGTCTACTTCTGACTTCACTGGGTTACCTGGCCCACCGAACTTCTTGTACCTCATGTCCTGGAGACTCAAGCCAGCACCATAGGTAGCTACAAGAGAGGCATATTCTTTATCTGATGTAGACATACTCGAACCTGCCGATCCTGTATCAAATGAGCTACCACCTACCCAGCCTGTGTACATATTCGAGCCAATGATTCTGACACCAGGGGCACTGAAATGAACTGGTCCTGGTTCGTAGTACACGTCTCCGACAGGGGAGGGAACCTTCGCCATGTTGGTTTTCTCGGTAGATAACTCCTGCTGAGCATCATCGAGAATCTTATGACGGTTCTCAGCGGCGATAAGATCAGGTCGCATGGACATCATCACGTAACGCACTGTATTAGTAGCAGCATAACTCTGTGTGAACATCCACTGTCGGAAGGCATCCATGAACGCTGATACCCGAGACTTGTATGTGGGCTTGTCCAGGTTGTTGATGCCATCTGTCGAGCCATGATTAGCCAGCACAGCTACTATCTGAGAACCAGCGCCGGTTAATCCCATAGCTGACGTGAGGTTAGCTCTCGCGGCATCATAGAGGTTCACACCACCGGCATCGTCAATCTGCCAGGTCATCTGAGTGCCGTTACTGTCAGGTCTGGAGAACCCAGTACCACCACGAGCACACTGCACAATGAGTATTGACCTACCGCCAGTGAGCTTGCCTGCTGCGATATAGGACCTGACGAACCTGTTAATGGGACCTAATCCGATGCCAGCATCATCAGAGTGCAGCGGCTCAGTAGCAGGAACAATGGTATTCGTACCAGACATCCACTGATAGACGTTAGCGTCATAGTAGTCAGAGGCATCAATGGCCTGTGCAGCGCCACGCATGTTGCTCTGCCCGATACCTACTACCACATCATACTGAACCACAGCAGTAGATAACGGCCCAGGCAGAGAGTATGTGTTGCCAATCTCCATAGCGTCAAACTTGATGGTAATAGCACCAGTGCCGTTATTCTTACCCACTCGACGTGATGTGATACCACCAGCACGGAAGAGATTCTTACCTGTTACTTCTTGATCCAGAACTAGTGTGTATGGTGTCCCAGCACCAGTCCATACCCTGAATCTCACCTTACCTGTTACTGCGTCAATCCCAGGATCAATGCAGTATTCCAAGCAGAAGGCACTACCATCGAGAGGTATGATCCCAGCAGCAGATGTATAGATAACAGCATCAAGTGAGTCTTTAACTACCAACTGTCCTGTCGCATTGAAGTTAAGACCAAGCATAGTGCCAGCAGAACCATTACAACGCACAATCCAGTAATCAGTGGCACCAGAGAATGATACGATCTTAAGATGGACACGTTCATACCCAACTGTTGCTACATCAGTCCAGTTGGCTGTACCATAAGAACCAGAAGCACAGACTAGTTGATAGGACTTAGTGCCGAAGATAACACCAGTAGAAGTAGCTTGAAATGAAGGTGTGCCCGATGCGGGAGCCCAGGTAAGCTGGTCTCCTGATGCTCCACCAGTATTAGCTGAGACAAGATCGGAGCCGACAGGGGCACCTTCAGCGTTATTAGTCCGCTGGACCGCCATGCCTACCCCTTTCAGGTCGTCGCCACATACCGAACACGTTCTCTAACGGCAGCACACCTACCATAATCATGCCTATGATTAGCATGGTGACTGTGTTAGCTGAGTCAGGATCAATCAGTGCAAAGATCATTACTATGACACCTATCACAAATACAGTGATTCGTCTAAATCCTTCAAACACCTTCCAGAACTTATGCTCCATCATGTAGTCCCCCTACTGAGAAGGCCATGCTTAAACGTGGGGCATCGCGCTTAAGTATGACCTTCCCATTAGGGGAACTCAGGACTCCGTGATGTCCTTCATCACAAAGTGAGCGTTACGCCTGTCGGTGCCCAGTTCTGAATACTGGAACAACGTCGCGGCGTAGGCATCCTTAATGGTGCCCGCAACTGACCCAGGAACCCTGTCCCACATGGAGCCGTCGTAGTCCATCCAGTCCCAGTCACTGTCACGGTACTGACGGATGTTCTCTTCCGTGATACCGTAGATCAGGTTAGGTGGCGAGTCGATGTCAGCCACCATAGGCACTTCACCTGCATCTGTGGTAAACGTCAGCCCAGAGTAGCCACCATCAAATGTCTTGACGTTACTGAACCGGCGAGCCTGAACCAGAAGGTTCCAGTAGGCACGCTGAACGCCCAGTGACGACACCAGGAGAGATACCTTACCGCCATTCGTCCGCACAGCATGGACGTTGCGGATCATGGCGCTTTCCGACAGGGGCCTGTTCGTCCCAGCGTTAGCGTCAACAACACTCTTCCAGATGGGGTAAGCCACAGGATCAATGGCATACAGTGTGCCAGTGTTGTTGACGATGGCCTTAAGGCCGGTCCACTCACGGTTAGCCGATCCAGTCCTGACCAGGACATCACCAGCAGCCGTGGTCACTGAGTTAGCAGCCAGCGTAGCCGTTCCAGCAGCCTGGTCAACACCAGTAACCGTGACAGGAGAACCAGACTTAGGTGCGCTATCAGCAGCCAACGTAGCAGGAGTGTAGACATCTACCAGTTCACCAACCTGAAGCCACTGAATACCAGATGTAATGGTCAGGGAAGTGGGTGATGCACCCGCAGTAGATGTGGTAGCAATGGCACCTGTGCCGTCACCGAACACCTGACGGTTGAGGTCCTTGCTGAGGTCGGTCTTGATACCGTTCATTTCCAGGTCGATGCCTGCAACGAAGGTCTGCGGGTCCTTACTTGCCAGTCTCAGCGTCTGACCCGTAATCATCACTGAGCCGTACAGGTACTTCAGCCGCACCTGAGCCGGTGCAGTAGCCTGGTTACCAGCCAACGGGAGGTTCTCGTTCTCACGACGACCACCCATACCAGTGTTACGTCCGACGTGAATCGGGAACACTGTGTACTTACCGCCAACGTTAGTGGAAATCGTGCTACCACCACCGTTGCGTTGGATGCGCTTCAGCAGCACCACTTCTGAGTTAAGCTGCTCTCGCAGCTTACCGTCGTAAACTTCTTTAAGGATACCGGTTACGGTAGCCAGACTTGCTCCGGGCACAGTTAGCCTCCATTGTTATTCGCAAACGTTAGCATCTGCACGAGGTAGTCCTGCCGTTGCTGCTCATTCATCTTAGATACAGGTGTATCGCCACCGGATGGAGCGATAGTCCCTGTCGGAGGAATGACGCTAGGAGCCCGCCTACCCTGTGTCTGCTTCTGATATATGCGCTGGAATACAGCCTTTTGCTCTGCAAATGCAGCCTCAGCGTCGATCTGCTTGTCCTGGTTCACCTGATTAAACATGCGTCCCAGTACATCTTGTACGTCTACAGCAGCTTCACCGTACTTTGTTATCAGGCCCTGGACCTGCTTGTCGATCTGTTTCTGATAACCTTCAACCTGCTGGTTGTATACCTGCTCCTGAACGTACTGATCCATCTTCTGCTGACGTGCATCCAAATCAAATTGCCGTTGTTCCAACTGAGCTAGATAAGGGTCCTGATCTAGCTGTAACTCTTCATCTGGGGCCTGTAACATTCCCTGCTGAGTCAAATGCTCCGTCAGGAGACGGTGTAGCTCCTGCGGGTTATTGTTGACCTGTTGCAGCAGGTTCAGTCCATAGCCGATAGCTTGTGGGTCCACGCCCTCATACGGCTTATAACGACCCTCAAGCTCTTGATACCGTGTTTCGAGCCCTCTGTAGTTCTCATCCCATGACCTAAGCTGACCCTTCAGCTTGTTATGGAACACACTGGGAATGCCTTCTAGGAAGGGTGCCCACGCAGGGTTATCTGCGCCCTGCTGCTGTGCCGGTCCTTGGGTGTACAGGTTCTGAGGCTGACTTGTATCAGATGATTGAGTATCAGTCTGCTGAGGTGACACCGGGCTGGAGTCCCCTGTAACACCAGAGAAGGACTCCACAGACAGACCCATATCTGACCCTGAATCAAATGGCTCGCTCACGTTACTTCCTTACGGGGAGGCCCCTGTACTTACCGGACGGTAAGCCCTGGAGGATACTACGTCAGTTCAGTAGAGCCGAGTTGCTTCACTCGTGCCCAGTACAGTTTGTCCCAAACACTTTCTTGCAGCAGTCTTGTTGCTGTCCAGTAAGTGCCGTCTGTCGCCACTAGGTAAGCATCCATAGTTGGAATGTCCTTTGTGGCATTAAACAATGCAGCAGGAACTGGGCTCACCACATCTGTTGGTGTCCATCTCTTATCTGAGACAGTTCCCGACAGGATGTTCGTAGTCATGTCAATGTTACTAGCCATGTGCAGTCACCTCCTTATCTATCCTGGTGCCATTGGTGGTGGGCCTTGGTCTGGCGATGGCGGCATACCGCCGCCTGGACCGGGAGGTGGTGCCCCACCTGGGCCGGGTGGTGGCGCACCTGGGGGTTGCTCCATACCAGGAGGACCCTGCTGTGAGGGGTCGCCTGACATGCCCATAGCACCGGGGGGAGCACCCTGCATGGCCTGACCCATCATGGGGTTCATCATGCCAGCATATGAGTACATCTGATGGAGCTTGATGTGCTTAGCGAACTGATCCTGCACCTGAGGATCGAGCATCTCAAACTCTTGAGACTTACGGTAGTTGTTATGTGTGGTGATGTGAACGTTGTGGTTGTCCCACTCATTAACCTTGACCATAGGTGGGTATGTGGTCATGTTAGATGGGTCAACGGTAGGTATCCCAGTGTTGGGATCAATAGAGCCAGGGCCGCCTTGTTGGGCATTGGCTAGTTGCTCTTGATTGAACTGTGCCAGGTTCTCAGGTGTGATCTTCTTCATGCGCAGGTTTTCACGCTGAGCACAGCGCATATCTATACGCATACGGTCAACTAGGACGTTGACCGACCCCATCTCCATCATGTCCAGCATCTGCTGGGCAGTGATAGCACCGGACGTGAATAAATCCATGAGGAATGCTTGACGTGCTGACTTACTCATGGGGAGACTGGAGCCGGGTTCGATCCGCACGTCGAGACCGTTTGCTATATCAGAACCCTTAAGAGCAAAACTATCAAAGGCCCTATCCATTCCGGCTACTCTGATGATACGTGGTATATCCCAGTAATCTACTACTAACGACAGGGCTTGCCTGGCGATCTTAGTCATCGCCTGTTCCATACTGGACATCGTGGTGGCTAGGAGAGATTCATCCTTCTCCTGTAGGTAGGCGATTGCTGTAGCTGCAACAACTCCTTGCCCAGGTGCCATACCCCTAGATACCTGATGTTGCCCGGAAACATCCTCCATATCCGAGATAATTCTTTGGAGTTCTTCCAGGACATAATCAGGTATGGGCTGTAATGGTAACGGTTCAGGCTTGCCAAGTGCGGGCTTATACATAACAAGTTTGCCCGGCTCAGATGTGTATTTTGCCGGGTCCATCGACCCGAAAGGTACAAGCAACTGAGGCCGGGCCATACGTTGCTTCGACTCGATGATCTGGTTACGAGTCTTGTTGTATTCCTTCTGGAGTGGGTTGGTATCCTCAAGGATGGAATCCGCGTAGAACTTACCATTCATCAAGTCCTTGATATGTGAGTACGGGTACTCATCATGTGAGTACGGCATACCCTCGGTAAACGCTACTAACTGGTCTCCGACAAGGGTGACCATGCCACCTTCTTTAAGGTGAGGACATGATCCTGGCTTGATATAAGCCTCGACAATGAGCACACTATCCGGCTTGGCCTGATCTGAGCCTGTGCTCTGGAAGTAAGCACTCTCGAAGATTTCGGTCTTAGCGACAGTAGATGCTGTGAAATTACCCTTGAAAAATCTGTTAGCCCATTCGACAGGGCGGGTGTAAGCCTCGAACAGGTGAGGCTGCTCTTCGATGTCCTCGCATAGCAAGTCAGGGATGAACAAGTTATACGGTGTCACTACGCCAAAGTTGATGTTACCCTGAGAGGGCATACCCATGACGGTCTTAAGCTGAGCGTCAACGTAGTCTTTGTCATACCACGTTTTCATAAAGCCGTTACCAGTGATGACACACCAGAACGACATACGTTCTAGCTTCCACTGAATGTTACAGTGCTGATACAAGAACTCCCATACTGCCTCCCCCGACTGGGCGGCGAATAGGTCATCATCTTCACCTGATGCAGGCACTACGGTAACAGTAGGCTTCTGGCTGGTCATGCGGGTTATCTCAGTTCGGACGAGTGGCCTGGTCCGATTCGTGACACTACGCTCTCGGTGCTTAGGACTAGGAGGGGTCCCCAGCTTCACCAGGCCACTCTTACCCGAAATCTCCTCGATGTACTGGTCACCTGAGTACATCTGGAGATTTACGTCCCAGCGTCTCCTAATGCGCTGCCTGTCGGATTTCATCTTGTTGTACTGCTCTTGAACCCACGATACTAGCTTGGCACCCTCTTTACCTGAGGGCAATTTGGGCTTAGGTTCAGGAGTAGGTTGACCCATCAAGTTCTGAAGAGATGAGGTCGCGTTCCCGTTCATCGAGGGTGGAGCCGGTGTCTGGGAATACGCTGCCGTCATAGCCTCGCCTGTTCAGTCGCTCAATCTCAGCCTCATCGCTGGGGTCATAATCGACTGATTCTAGCAACCCTGCACCTGGCGTGGCTACAACCTGATATGTCATAGGGTCTTTAACTGAAAGTAGGTCCACCGAGTGTCTTAATAGGGATATCATCTCCAACATGGGCTGGATGCTCTTCCGTTGGTTCCATAACACTAACCACAGGCTCGCTAGTGAGGTTGCGAATACGGTGAACATAAGTATCCACAGTTGCCACCAGTCCACTTTGCATGTCCTCCATAGCATCCACGGCCTGGTTTAGCTGACGCCTCATCAGGTCGTTCTCTTCCATCAGCGTCACAGCATCAGCCTTACGCATCAGGTGAAGCTCATCTACGTTGACGACCTCACCTACACACTCAGTACACAGTAGGAACGCACCCATGTAGTCAATGTCGATCCTGAAGTCCACGCAGTCACGCTGGTTAGAGCCGCAGATAGCGCATGTACCAGGGTGTGGTAGGTACTGCTTGGCGATCAGGACATATCTGTCGCTAGTCATACTCGACCTCCATAACGTTAAAGCCCTCCTGGATGTCCCAGGTATTATCTGCACCATACCCTTGCAACTCGCTACCTCCTGGCCCCCATTTATCTATATAGTCCCAAATGGTGCCGACATCCCGGTCATTCAAAGGTTCCTTGACTTTTGGCATCATGTCAAGGCCCTGTGGTGAGAGGTCAGGTAGGAATGTAAAGAAATACCTAAGTGCGTCAGGTGCGTGGTCATCCTTCTTATGGATGGTCTCCCTGAAGTTATTAGCATCCTCCAACTTAGGGCTAGTGTAGTAGTCCCAGTGAAGCTGCTTCATCTCACGGATAAGATTCTCGCATTGTTCTGTGCATTGCCAGAACGGCATCTGAGTAAGTGGGTTTTGGTTCAGGTACTGGTTGATCTTGTCTACTCCCACACCCACATCTCTGGGCACCGAATCCAGGGCAAAGTATATCCCCAATTCGGCATAGAGAGTTTGAATCGAGTTCCCGCTCTGAGCCTGTCGTTGCTTCATTGCCGGGTCGCCTGTGCGCAGGAATGGTTCGATTCCTTGATCTATTTCCCACTGTAAGATTTCCCTTGCATGGTCGGCTACGATCATTTCTCGCTTGTAGTGCTCGTGAAAGGTGACAATGCTTCCGCCGTCAGGAGAGACTGCATGATGGAGACTTGCCGTCGGGTTGTTATATCCGTGGTCAAGACTGTGATATACGAGCCAGTTCTTGGGGGGTCGCCAATTCTTCGACAGGGTGCCATGAACACTCTGCATGAAGTCGGGGTACACAAGACCACCACGTGGTACGAAACGGCCGTGTTCACGTTTGGCTCTCTCATCATCATCCAGGAAGGCTAGCGCGATCAGCTTCTCTTTCACTGATAGATATGGGTTATCAGCCATATCTACTTCGATGATGTCCAGGTCATCTCGCTGGCCGGTCTTAGCTGGCACGTACAGCGTGTTATAGGTCCACGTGAGACCCTGGACAGGAGTCATGGTGATCCATACCGAACCACCGACATCCATTGTTCGGATTAGGTTCTCTTCAAATATCCGCTTGGGTGGTTCCTCATCGAAGTGGATGAAGTCGCGGGACGTACCGGCGTGTTTGTCGAGGTCCTGGTCGTATGATTTGAAATCGAGTTCATTGCCATTGGCGAGCGTGAGAACTCTCTCAGCGTTGTGCCATGACCGTTCCCATGATCCTCCAATAAGGTCACTCGGTACGATCCATCGTTTGAAGATAGGCATGAGGATACCTTGAACTCCATTGATGAAATCAACCCCAAGAACTCTACCGTGGATTGTCTTGTCGGCAATCTTACGGTATGGGTGTCGTCTAGTGACCCACCACAAATCCTCGATAACGCCGCCAACCGACTTGCCTGACCTGTTACCACCAATGTACAGCCTCACTGTCTTGAGTGATCTATGGAACTTCTCCTGCTTCAAGTGCGGCTTATAGGCGTGCATGTTAGGCTCAACTGATTGGATATGAAAAGCCCGAGCCAGCTTCTCGATCAGTTCGTTCCTGTCGGGCGGTTCCTCATCGTCACGTGCTGATTTACGTGGTGGTGCCATCGACCAAGCCAATCTTACTTAGCTCAGCCATTATCTGCTGTAGTATACTCCCGACGTTGTTTGTGCGCGAGCCGGTAATTGTTTCCGACAGGAGGGGGAAGCTATCCTGACCACCATGTGTGTGCCTACCGTCTGATGCCTGACCGACTCCTGTTCCTATGGTGTGATGATGAGATGAACCCCGCGCATCCACGTCATCATTCCGATGGAAGTCGATTACCGCACGTGCGTTAGGTGAAGCCAGCGCCCGGCTGGGGTCCATCTCATTGGAGCCCAGCTTCTTGGTCTGCGCCTTGTCGATCCCCTTAGGTGATGTCATGGCAATGGCCTTACCAGAGTAATATACCCGGACATATATGTACTGAGACCCACACCTGAGTCTTGACCCATGTAAACATCTATTAGAGTACCTACATTGAGAACCCTGTTAAGCATCACGGTATGTTGTGTTCCTGCGGCTATGACATTCTGTGGGTTAGCTGCTGCTCTTTCACAGGCGTCATAGCATAGAACCCCATTAACTCTTGGAAGCATCTCACGCATACCATTACCATTAGCACCCCATGACACATGGATTACAATGCTATACAGCCCTTTGACAGAAATTGTCATTCCTCCACCAAGGGCAGGTAAGTTTACAGCCTGTGATGCATTCACTGAGTATGTCGGATAAAAGGTACTAAATCCCCAGTAACCACCCTGACTACCAAATGAACCCTGATTAGTGCCGACAAAGGTGAATGGATAGTTGATATACTGCTTATTGAAACCACCAGCGCCGTTGTCTTTGCATATCCACGATATGCCGGTATCCTTTTCGGCAACTAGAGCGCCGTCATAGAGTTGTGCGACAGGAAGGTCCACACCAGCAACGGTGTACATGAATCCAGTGGCTTGATCCACACGTGACCAGTTAGGTAAGTTGACTCCGACAGGGGATGAACCATCAGGATCAACTGTGAGCTTAAGTCTCGGCGTGAGAGTGTTTACCATAGTGGATTCACCAACTCTACGGTAAGTGTAAAATCAGCATTTCCCGGAGCCGATGCCGATTGCCAAGAGTCCATACCGACAAGGCCGTCTTGGCTAAGTGGTGCTATCCAACAAGTCTGTATATATGTCCATCCTGGTGTGGCATCCATTATGATATTGTTCTGTGTGGACATATTACCACCTTGCCAAGTGATACCAACCATTCTGCCCTGAGCAGCCTGGTGCATATCTCGCAGAGTTCCGGTCATCGAGTATATCCCAGCAATGGGTAACTTGATTTGATTGTTAACCAAGACCTTATCCCAGTTGTAGCTCGTAACACCATTACCTTCTGGAGTATCCAATGGTACTGGTATACCCGTCCCGTATGAACTTCCCTGAGCCCATGCTGCTTTGGTTGCACTAGCTAGCCAAGGATAAGTAAGCCATTGCTTGACTAGTGAGCCACTCGACAGGTCGGCTATCCAACTAATCCCACTCGTGGCCTCATTGACGATCATGCCATCATAAACTCCGACAGGGGTTGATCCATTTGCTACCCATACCCCACCTGCGAAGGTATCTAGTATGGGCCAGTTAACAGCAAACGGATCTATGAGTTCATCATCCGATTCTTTGGTGAGCAGTATCCTGGGGGTTTTACTTAAGCTCATGTTGGCCTCACGCAAGTCATAATGAATGATCCAGTGGTAGGAATAGCACCACCACCATTATGTCTCACCGACAGGGAGAACCCAGTACCAGCAGCAACAAATAGATTAAACCTAATGCAATGCATACTGGTGTAATAGTAGTACTGATTACCGAGCCGGTAGTTGTCATAGTTGTTACTGTCATTGTTACCGTTAATCAGCAGGGTTACATATCGTTGGTCATACAAAGCCGTGTTATTGAAAGAAAGCAGGAACACACCTTCATAAATACCAGCGATGGGCGTGATAAGCCTCTGGTTCACATCAACATCAGCCGGTCCTGCATTCTTACATTGTGGTAGGTTAAGGTTCACACAACCATACATTGCCTGCTCAGCGGTCAGTGTAAAGTTATACGGCACGTCGAAGTTAGTAAATCCGGTCAGTACCCAGGGATACTTGATCCACTTCCTAACGAGCCGACCATTCAAGTCACGTTCGGCTCTCCACACCTTACCCGTCTGACGTTCGGCTACTATAGCTCCCTCATAGAGTAGCGACGAGTCTGGGATCACGTCCGGTGCCACCCAGATCGCACCCTGTGACTTATCGAGCCGGTCCCAGTTAGGCCGACAGGAGGTCAGTTCATCGCCCATCTCTGGGACGTTAAGACCGAGCTTACTGGTGTAGGTAGTCACCCTAACTTCGCCACCGATGCTGACAACTCTGAGCTAATCCTCTGGAGGACCAAGGGGTCCTGCACATTACGGGTTACGATGTCCACGATGTCATTGAGAATGCTCTGCACGTCATCGTGTGCCCGCCTACCGGGACTATGCCGACCGGTGATTTCATTGTAGTACTTGATGAACTCCAACTTACCCTGAAGAGCCCCGGACACCACCTGAGTATCAACTGACGACTGGGCCTTTAGGAAGATGTCATGCGCTAACTTGTCATGCGCGGCCCTAAAGAGGGGATTGTTCATCCAGACATCCCACTTATAACGCGGGATACCAGCACGCTTCAGCTTAGTTTCAAGTGAAGCATGCGACGTGACATCAGTAAGGACGGCGAGTGCGCGAAGTTGTTCCCCCGACAGGGCAGTCTTAGTCAGATTGATGACCCCACGCAGGATCAAAGCCTGAGTGAAGTTCTCCGACTTCACTACCTTCTGGACATCCGACAGGGCAACGCTGGACACCAAGTACTTCTTGATGGCCTTAGGATCGAGCCATAGTTCCTCATCAGCTTCAGCATTGGATAAGCTATGGATGATGCAGGCTGCTCGAACGATATCAATGAAGAGTTGCCTAGCAATACCCGGTGTAGCATAGAGCGGCTTACTAGACTGGGGAGCTTGCTTGTAGTGAGTGTCCAGGGTCCCCGATAACGCGCGATCGGTCTGTGATATAAGTGACATATTCCGGCTCCACCTGGCAATCAGTAAGGCAAGTGACCATTAGGTCCTTAGAATACCATTTGGTCTCGAACTCACGCAAGATAGATGGCTGAAAGAGTACAGTCCGACAGAAGCCCTTAAAGGTCGGATGGATGCTGATACGGAAGTCCAACCATAGTGGAGCTTGATGATATTGAATGTTGAATAAGGCATCGCGTCTCTGGGTTAAGCGCCAATCCTGATAAGCATGGACTAGGTTGGGGAAGTAGGTGGTTAGAGATGCGGGTGGTGTATTGAACAAGCCTTGCTCCAACATGAGCACTGATTGCGTGGTCACACCGCATATGTCGGCTACTTCACGCTGAGTTAGGTTGTAATCGAGCCTACGGGCACGGTATGGATTCTCGTTAGGGAACATAGGTAATAGTATATCACGGCTCCTACCTTTTTATGTGAGTGTCACCTAAAACCCAACCGAGTCCAGGAATCACGATACGACATGCAACGTCGAGCCCTGCCGAACGTCTTAGTGTGCGAGGGTGAGAGTAGGTCTTACCCCATACTGAAGGGTGGCTCACATGAGTCGCTTCACCGGCAGTAACCCGTTCGACAACGGGGAGAACGAGCCCACCGCACTGAGTGACGCGGTGGCAGTGCTAGGGGAGCTGCGATTCGATTCGCCGCTACTCATCAGTGACACAGGGTCGCGCGATGACGGGGTGACAGAAGCAGCGTTGGCGGATAGCGTCATTGTGCTGTCCACTCAGGTGATGGATGCCATCCATGGTGAGGCGTTGGCTATCAACGCACAGCGTGACAGTGACCAGCGGGCACGATTCGTCGAGTCTCAGTACCGCGCTCTGTACGGCAACATTCAGACCACGATGGCGAAGTACGCGAAGCAGGGTGAATGGTGCTCGGTCAAGGATGACGCAAGCCGGGACGCTGGTGTCCGTCCGCTCACTGACACGGCAACGATGCGCCTCACCATCGAGTGTGAGGTAGTCGTGCGTGTCGAACGGCCGCAGCATCGTCTCACTGATGTGGAGTACGCGCAGCGTGACGTTGACGCGAAGAGCTACTACTCATCGCAGCCGTACTCCCACCAGCGCCTTCAGTCGGCACTGAACGGCCAGCACTACGGTGGGACGATCGAACTGGGTGACACCCTCACCACAATCGAGGATGAGGGTTTCAGCGTCACGGCTGTGACGGTCGAAGAAATGACGCCATTCGACCGATTCAGTGACGAGGTGTACACCTTCGAGCCCGACAGGGCACTCTCGCAAGAGGTGCGCGGTCTGATCGAGGTGGAAGCCTGACATGAGATAGGGGGCACCGTAAGGTGCCCCCTATTTTTTTCGGTTCGCAACTACAAACTGCCTAACCTTACCGCAACGACAAACCGCCACAACTAACCGAGTCCGCAAAAGCATATGTGTATGGCTAAAAGCATATGTGTATGTTCATGCGCCGACAGGGCCGATGGTCACATGCCGCTAAGTCCACTCTTCGCTACGTCACTAGCACACCCGAACGGGTGATGCTGAACTTAGGTGAGAATGCTTCACGATTTGGGGAACACTGAGTCTCCCCATCCGTTATACTGATGTAAGCCCCCAACACGAAAGGCCGACACCATGTCTGCACCTCGCATCCCATCCATCGACTCGATCCCTGCTCTCCCATCCGACCTTCAGGAGTCCCGCAACCCCACTCACAAGTTCAGTGTCCAGATGCTCAAGCTTGGCTTGGAGACCCTGACCGAGCAACTCACTGTTGCCACTCGCTACCAGCAAGCCCAAACCTCATCCGACGATCTGCTCCTTGATGAGGATACCGACATCCATGAGGTCAAGGCTTACCAGGAAGCCATGTCCCGCATGGAAGCTGCCAACGAAGCAGCACGTGCCCAGTACGAAGAGCAGATCAAAGCCAATGAGGCTAAGCTCAACGATCAGTACCGTGAACCGGCTCTCGCTGCGCTCAATGTGGATACCGGGATCACCCCGGAAGATTACGGTCTCAGCATCCAAGCCAGCAAAGAAATGATCGCTAACCTCAAGTCGCAGGCTACCTTGCTTGCGAAGCAGGGTTTCCCATCCATGACAGAATGGGCTAAGGCCATCCCTTCAGTGTCCGGCTCACTCTCTGCCTCTGATGCCAAGTCAGGTGAAGCCAAGTCCTTCACCCCCAAGTTCCTTACCGTGACCATCAACGGTGAATCTCAGACCAAGGTGCGCGGCGCAGACATCACTGCCAAGCTCAAGATCACACGTGAACAGTTCCTCACTGCCTTCACTGCACCATGGGCCGGAGATAAGAAAGTCTGGGAGGACGCTAACCCCGGCTTCACCCACACCTTCCCCATCACCAAGAATGACCAGACCTACACTGTCACTGTAGTGAAGGCCAGTAAGACCAAGGCTGAGACCCCAGGTTACGTCGATCCCAACGCTAACCAGCCAGTCGATGGTTCCAATGAGGTTGCACCTACCGATAACGACGCGCCTGTAGCGTTCTGATCGTTCATCTAATTAGGGTCATCACCCGCAAGGGTGGTGGCCCTTTTTAGTGTGCTCTCGACTCAACTATGTGTATCGTATGTGTCTACGCTATGCCCTCACCTAAGATGCTCACCTAAGATCCATGCACTTTCATGTTCCTGTACGCTAGTGTACGGGTAGATATGAGAGATACTATCGCAAGAGCTTGTATCTCAATCTACCCTACCAAACCCGTACTAACGTAGTCCCTAAGCCTCATGTGATACCGTGTAATTCGATAGCATAGACCTTACCATAAACCCACTGGTCAAGACCCTTTCTCGAACACTTGTCCACACCCATCCATTTTCTCCCTCCCATCCAAACCATTTCTCAAGAATTATCACCCCATGGGGAACTCTTCTCCCTCCCATCCGTTATACTAGTGTTAGCTCCCCGCTCCTGCTCCACCGCCGCACAATCCCGTCCAACCAAGATCATCAGTTTGACAGGACAATCCGCGCAGTAGTCGTACCTAACACACAGCAACCACTCACCTAAGAAAGGACCCTAATTGCCCACCTTCAGCACAGCCGAGCGCGTAGTGATGGCGATGCGATACCTGCATCAGCATCCCGATCAGATACACACCTTTGACTCCCTGTCGAAAGCCATAGGCTGCCCGACAACTAGTCTCAGGAAAACTATCAATGTGGACTATCCAGCTACCTTCACCGTAAAGACAGGTGACATCTGGTTAGCTGATCCGATTGTGTGGCCCTTAGGTAGGCCCTTCACATTAGAGCCTGAGGACAACTCCCCCATCGCTTCACATGAGATGAAGCCGCCTGACATGAACGACAGGCTACTGGAGATAGTTGAGAAGTTCGCTTCACCTCAAGCCCACTCAACTAAGTCCACAGCTTCCAAGACACCTGAGGATAAGTTCCTGGTCGAGAAGATGACTCAGCAGTACTACGATGAGGCAATGGCTCGTATCCCTCAAAATATGAAGGATCAGTACACTCAGTTCCATGTGGACCGGGGAGATAGAACTAAATCCAAGTTCAGATATGATGCGATGAACTTTCACAAAGCAATGCTCATCAACATTATGTCGGCCACAGCAGATGACCCAGCAGCTAACATTAAGGACAAGTACATCAAGTGAGCACACCGTACTGGTCAGACTTGAACCAGCACCTACTCATCGCACAAAAGGCACAAGACCTACTCATCACTGACAAGGATAACAACAGTGGTTTGAATGATGATGAAAAGACCGACCTCAACTTCATCAGATATTGGCACATCCGTAGAGCGCAGCACATGATTAACGAGATTGACCCCCGAGGTTCGACAGGTGAGACAACACGTAAGCCATCTCTCGACATTGAAAGTGACTACTGAAATGTATCTAGTTGAACCACGTAACCTCAACTCAGGCGACACTGTTGCCATCACCTATGAACCCAGTGAGACAGGTGTCTACAAGACCGTAGTGGGTATCTGGGTCGAGTCCTCATGGTCACAGTGGGACGCGGGCACTAACGTGCTCTACATCGAACTCAAAGAGGGCCATACCCTAGTGCGTGACATCGTGTCTGGAGATAACACTCTCGACAAAGAGTTCTGGGATGAGTACATGGCTAACATTGATGAAGATGAACTCGACGGTGTGACCTTCTACCTCATCGAACCAACAGGCTATCTCACTATCATTCCTATCTTCGAGGACTAACGATACCATTGCGTAGAGCAGACAACACATCCCAACTCACTGAAGGTGCCATCCACTGTAGAGGTTTGGGCCACGTATGGGTCAGCTACACAGCTACCTACCAAAACATACCGAGACTTAAGTTCAAGGGCTACAATGTCACAGTGATCTGCGACAAGTGCGGCACACTCAAGCACTTCATGTTATCCATGCGGGGTGACTACTACCCAGCTACCTATACCTATGCTGACAACTACCTTCTGCCTGTCGGATACAAAGTAACGCGCGAGGACAAAGGCAACTTCAAGCTCGAAGCCCTGGCTGAGGCACTGGGTCAGGTGGTAATCCCTGTCGAAGATACTACAGTCACACCGATCTCACGATCACGAAAGAAACAAGCATGAACTACACCCCATTTGAAAGGTCGATTGGACCCGACATGTCTGACCTCATCACACCCGATGAACTACTCGAACGAGAACTAGGTGAGGGTGGCTTCGTAGCCTACTACCTCGCCTATGAGATGCGGTATCTCAAGTCTCTCTATGACACACTCTCCCGCGAGTGGGAGTTCACCTTTGGAGTGAAGTACCTCTAATGCCAGAACACATGAGCAGAAGTCTACTTGATAACATCATTGGAATAGCTTCCAACATGAGGCAGTTTAGTGACACAGCACTATACGATGATGAAGTCGAAGAGCATCTACAAGATGTCTACGCTGGCCTGTCAGAAGCCCAAGACATGGCTGAGGACATTGAGTTAAGCCTATGACACAAGAACGTGACCTCAGGATCAAGCAGTACCTTGAGACCGCAGCACTATGTCGTGAACTGTCACTCAGCCAGACATCCTCATATGAGGGTTCCGACCTGGCTATCCGTCTTGGTAAGATGTGCTTCTACTACATGAAGGTAGCAGCCAACCTATTCGACAGGGGTGACCAGTGACTTGGATGACATGAGTACGTTCGGCTGGTTCCATCTCATATGCGGAACGATACTTATGGCTGTCACTGCCATAGGGCAGCTATGGCTCATCACTGTATTCGGTGCGGCTCAAACACTGTTCGGCCTATGGTTCCTCATCTCAATTAGGGGAGGTGACCAGTGACTTAGCTGAGCATCGTTCCACTCAAATCCACTCGACAAATCCCAAAGCCTAGAAAGGCACACACATGTCCCTCAACCTCTTCCCCGTCACTGAGCTTGCCGATGTGAAGGTCGGCAGGGTGGTCAGCGCAACCTTCAAGTCACGTGTCGATGACCGTGAGTACAACGTCACCGGTAAGGTGACCGGTCTCGATGTCGTCCCCAATGGTAAGGTGAAGGTCACACTGGAACCGTCCATGACCATCCTCAAGGAGGACCCTAATCACCCCGAGGATGAACTCAAGGTGAACACCAGTATGGTGTTCGCAGGGTTCTATCCGTTCGATGACACCGAGCAACTGGTGGAAGCCTACATCGTCGCCTGATGTAGCACCTAAGACGATTGGGGGTCGGGGAACTTTCCTTGACCCCCAGTCGTTGAGGGTGTATACTCATGTCTAATGTCTACTCTACTAGGAAACCACTAATGTCTGATGAACCTATCGTTGACCTCACATCACTTATCGCTCAGCTAGACCAAGCTAAGGCTGCTCATGCTGAACACACAGCTGAAGTCGAAGCTGCTAAGATTCAGCTTGAACTTGACATGGCTCAGGTAGATGAGGCTGAGCGTGTCCTGTCGGAGAAACGTAAGGCGCGCGACAGTACTGATGCTAAGAGGCGCTTAGCCAAAGCACAAGCACTGGCTGACTACAACACAGTAGGTAACCTGGAGCGGCTCATCGCACAGGAGCAGGCCAATGAACTCAGTGCTAGGCGGGCACTTGAGAAGCGTCAACTCATTGAGGACTTGACAGCCAATGCTGAGTGGCGCACTAAGCTCAAGCCACATCAGCTTGATGGTGCAGTCTATCTTGCCAGCGCCCAAAGGGCTGTGTGCGCCGATGAGATGGGCGTAGGTAAGACACCTCAGATCATCGTGACAATGGACATCCTAGAGGCACTAGGTGACGGCGGCCGTAAGGTGCTGTGCCTGTTACCACAGGAAATGGTGTCAGTGTTCATGGAGGAACTCAGGATATGGGCACCCGACAGGGCTGCCATCAAGTTGTCCGGTCTTGGCGGGCTGGCTAATACGCTCGAAGCCTTTGAGATGTACAGTAAGATGCTGCCTGAAGAGGGCACCTATGTCTGCGGCTATGAACTATACCGCAGGACTGCTAGCAAGGCACTTCAGGACATGGCTGTGCTTCAGCAGTTCGACACGGTGATATGTGACGAAGCGCATAACATCAAAGAGACCGACAACGCAGGCTTCAAGTCAGTGATGAAGCTGGTCAAGGCTTACAACACGTGCCCTGTCGAAGGATGTGGCAGGGTCACCATGTCACTCAGGCCAGACAATGACCGTGTTAACTACAGGATGGGACTGTGCATCATGCACGGTGAAGTTGAATCCATCCAGTCAGTGAAGAACGTCTATCCTATGACCGGCACGCCGATCATTAACCGACCCGACGAAATCTATCCGCTGCTGCACTTGGTTAACAGTGCTGCGTTCCCTAACAAGAACAAGTTCGGATATGACTACTGCACTAAGGGCTGGGACAATAAGCTCAAGTGGAAAGAAGGAGGCCAAGCCAGACTAGCATCTAAAATCAAGGGCTCGTACATCCAGCGGTCCAGGACAGATGCAGGTATCATCCTGCCACCACAGCACATCACCACACATACCATTGAGTTCGACAGGGTGAAGTACCAGAAGCAGGCTTACCTGTTGCAGATGCTCAAAGAGCATTCACAAATCCTCATTGAAGAGGGTAAAGCAGCAGACATGAAGTCTATCCTTGCTCTCATCACACGCATGAGGCAGGCTACCTGTTGGCCGGGAGGTATTTGGCTCGATCTACCAGACCCGCAGAATCCTTGGACTGCACCTCCTGTTAGGACACATGTCGGCGCACTCTATGAAGAGTCAGCCAAGATGGATAGGGCAGTAGAACTCGCAGATGAGTTTGTGGATGCAGGACAGCGTTACATCCTGTTCTCTCAGTTCAAGGAAGCCATTGATGAGTTCCAACGTAGGCGCGGAGATAAGGTAGTCGCTTACCATGGCGGTACACCTGAGAAGGTACGTGAGGAAATCAAACGTAACTTCAATCGTCTCTACGGTGAAGCCCCGAAATGGGAGGGCTTAGCAGCCCATTACCACACTGGTGGCATTGGTCTTACACTTACCGCAGCTACTCAGATCATCGTACTAGATGAAGAGTGGAGCCCAGCTATGAACGCTCAGGCTTATGCACGTATCAATCGTATGGGGCAATCTGAGGAAACCGGAGTTCACATCTTACATCTGGAGAACAGTATCGACCAATGGCTGGCCGATATCATCGTGGAGAAGCGCAAAATTGTGGACGGTTTCGAAATGGAAATCACCTTCGCTCAACTCGCAGATATCTTCAATCAACTCTAACCTATAACAACTCAAGACTGAGGGGTCTTAACCATGCAACGTGTCATCATCCAAAATCTCTGCGACAGATGTTATGACGAATCCGCACTAGAAACAGAAGCCTCGTTCATCATCAAAGCTACCATCAACGACACATCAGTCGAGATGGAACTGTGCGAGGATCACATAGATGCCCTGTCGGTGCGTGAGGTCAGCATGTACGGCCGACCACCGGAGAAGAAGCCCAGTAGGTTACGGGATCAGGCTCTGACCGTACCTCGACAGGGCAACAAGAAAAAGACAATCGCACCTGAGAATGCTGTGGCTAAGAGTTCTTCAGGTCACTACGTCGGACGTGAACTCATCGAGTGTGAATGGTGTGGATTCTCCTATGCTGGTGAGTCGGGCCTGTCCCTACACACCAAGAGGATGCACCCTGACCAGTGGGTTCCCAAGAATCCCGATAAGAACTTCAAGGAAAAGCAGAAGCGTGCCATACACAAAGAGCATATGCGGGAGACTGCTGCTATCCAAGCCGCAGCACGTAAGGTCATAGTGACCGAACATGAGCGGGTGTAGAATGGATGTCAACCAGCCTGACATGAAAGGACACTCACATGACTGCGCCAGCAGAACCAGAACCGATGTACGTGCCAGTCACAAACTTCAACTACCTGCCGGAAGGTATCGTCAGGCTCGAAGGTTATGTGCCGCCTCTCAATGGTGGGAACCCGGATGACATCTATCTGGCAGCACATAAGGAGCTTCTCGAATCGGACCCGAACGGGCTCGAATCGGGGCCGCACGAGGACAACGAGTGGGTTGACCCGAACGAGCCCCCGGACGAGGGGACGCCTGTGGCCCTGGAAGCCCCGGACGAGGACGAAGCCCCCGCCGACGAGCCCAAGCCCGCAGCGGCCTTCTGAGAGCCCCGTTTCCGGCCCGATCCCTGAGCCGGTGGGGTGATTCCCTTCACCATAGCGACAACTATCGCCGCCGTAGTGGACATCTGAGGTTAGCGTGCTACCATGATGTGAGAGCTTCCTGGTAGAGCGACGCGGAAATTAGCACGATCCCAGGACAAAGAGGTGCCCTGGCAGGCGAGTACGACTGATGACCTACTCATCAGGTACGGAAAACCTGCCGGGGTAACCGGGCTCATCTAAGGTCTCTAATGTGACAGTGTGCATCTCATGTCTCGATGAAATGTGTTTCATCTGCGAAGCCCCTAATGAAGAGGGCGAAGCCTGCTGCTGTAAGGGCACCTATGGCCGGGTATCTATGGCTGGCCTTGTGCTCCCGACTCAACTAACTGAAACGACAGGCAATCCAGTAGGCCGTCCCAGGATGAACGGTGAGGACATGAAGTCCCCACTCACAGCAGGTAGGGCCAGAGCAGAGGACATAGCTCCCCTGTCGGAAGATATGATCTGCGAATGGGCCATGTTGCTTAATGCTGGTGGAGGTATCTCACCTATCGTGGGCTGTGAGGGTAACGTCGCCACGGCACGTCACCATGGCCCTGACAAGAGTACCTTAAATAACAACCCTGGCGTGAACCTTCACAGGATATGCGCCAAGTGTCACAATAGATGGCACTACAGGAATGATGCTTACTATGGTAAGAGGCCGGTCGATAACAGTGATTATCTCCCCCTTACTGAACATGGTGAGTGTCACCCACATGATCGTATTACACAAGCCACACCTCTCGACGTACAATCTAGCAACATTTATTGGGGACAACCAGTACAAGGTCGCAAGCCATACCGTCATTGGGAGAAGCAAGATGAGCAAGCCACCGCCAGTAGGTGAGCCCTATGATGAGCAACCACCGCTACCGTATGATGATCCTCGCATGTTAGGTGCTCCTGTGGTCGTTATCCCAGCAACACTGCCCTATGTCGAGCCTAAGAGCGAGCACATCAAGGTCCAGAAGGAGAATGACGAGAAGTACAAAGAGGATAACAAGCCTAAGCCACCTAAAGATTTGACTTCTTAGATAAACCTGCTATAATTAGTATAGCAACTACCACCAGAGGTATGTCCCCATGTCATTCATGTCTGCTTCACACAGTGAGATCGACACCTACAACGAGTGTGAACGTAAGCACTATTACCGCTACGGTAAGGGTCTTGAGTCCAAGACGGATCAGGATGCTCTTGTCAGGGGTAACGTCGTTCACAAGGTACTCAGTGAGTACTACCTGCTCCGTAAGCTTGACGCCTCACATGAGGAAGCGATGGAGCACGCTATCCCTATGCTCAGTACAGCGATGGCTGAGTACAATCCCTTTGATCCTGACGATATGATGTTCAAGATCAATAATCTGCTCTTCTGGTACTTCAAGTGTTACGCTGATGACACGCTGAAGGTGCTCGAAGTTGAGGTCAGCTACAAGGCTCAGCTTACCGATGACTTTGTATTACCAGTGGTGATCGACTTGATTGCCGAGATACGCGGCTATGGCATCGGTATCATCGACCACAAGGTGTGCTACAACTTCTTCAATGTGGATAAGCTGGACATGAGCCCTCAGTTGCCCCGGTATATGGCTGCTTCGACGGCCTTAGGCATCCATGTGGACTTCGTTATGTACAACGAAATCAGGCACCAGAATACTAAGGAGAACGCTGCTGATCCTATGACCCGCTTCAGGCGCACTCAGGTGCCTCTGACTCCCGACAGGGTGGTCAACACCATGAGGGATCACCTACTGGCAGCACGTCGGATCGACCAATTCAAGGCTAAGGGCCTAGTAGGGTGGGAAGGTAGCATCCTACGGAACCCATCAGCATGTCAGTACTGCAACATGAAAGACTTGTGCGACGCTGACCTCAACAACAGAGACGCAGAACTCACCGAACAGGCATTCTACATCCCCCGTAAGCACCGTAGGAGTACCAGTGTATGACGCTGATGTAGATATCATAGCAGCCATAATTAACCGTGAAGGTGGAGAGCCTGGTAACAGTATTCATGGTTGGAGATGTGAGTATCCCGAGAGATATGGGCCTTGTGACTGTGTAAGAACCATAGCCGAAGAGATTGTCAAAACATTTAAGGGGACTTCAAGTGACCGACCCAGTGTCTCAGGAATACCTGAACAGACTCCGAGCATCTATGGAGAAGCTGGCTGACACTCAGCCTAGCTTCAAGGGGATGATCTACGGTACATCGGGTGTAGGTAAAACAGTCACTGCGATGATGCTTGCTCAGGAGATTACCCCTGTCGGCAGGAGCATTCACTACATCGACACGGCTCAAGGAT